GTTTGCCTTGATCTCTCGCAGGCGCTTGGCGTGCCATGGTTTCAAAATCTTTGCCTCAAGCCCGCCCGTGAATTCCGCTGCGCGAGGCTGGCGCTCAAGCATCTTGAACACTGCTTCCACATGCGCATCTGAACAGGCAAGGATGTTATCATCAAGGATGTTCCATCCGTCGTGAATCGAGAGTTCGCGCAGTCCCCTTTCCCGTTTGGGCACCGCGCAGAACCAGCAGTGATTCGGGCATCCGCGGCTGGTGATGGTCGCTCCCTCTTTGACGTACAGGCCCGGGACAAACTCGCCGCCCGGCTGATTGAACGCCGGACCACCCATTTTCACGGGTACGCCCAGCTGCTCCCATTGCTTCGCCAACCACTCAGCCTTGGGCATGTCCCATGTGAACGCTACGCTCACATGCACCTCATCCACCTCAGGCATGGCTAGCTGCGTTGGCGGGCAATCCACAAAGGCCAGCGCATCTGTCGGCGTCATTGATGTGCGTCGTGGGAATACGCGCGCAATCCTCTTCATGCTTCATCCTCCAGCGAATCAAACATCCCGATCTGTCCCTCAAGCTGCCCGTCTGCTCTTCCTTCCCAAGGCACTTCGATATAATTGAGCACTTCGCCCAGTCCCATCGTGTACATCCAGAATTCCCATTCCTTCTGGTTGCGCTCTCTGAGCCTGTCAAACCTGTGAGGCCTCTGCTCAAGGTGTAGTCCGAAGCAGCACAGGGAGCAGCCGGTCCTCACTGCGCCCGTTGTGGTCAGCTTTCCGTCCTTTCCCGGAACGATGTCGCCGTAGATCGTCGGCACAATGCTCTCAATATGCGTATCTGAAAACTCCTGCCAATGCTCGTGATACCACGCATCCATCTCAAGCGTCAGCTGCAGTAGATCATGCCGCATGAATATGCCGAACGGGCAGCTGCGTTTTGTTCCTTCGCTGATGTAATTGCACCCGTGAATCATCAGTGCCTTCTGTCTCCGACCACCCTCGGACGCCATAAGACCCATATACGGGTACCTACCGCTTGCCTTCTGGTAATCATTGCACGGCTTTTCCTTGAGGTAGTAGCAACATCGGTCGCTCACCTTAAACGGCGCAGCCTGATACCCAAGCGCCGCACCCTCTGGGTCCGCGCCTCCAAACTTCTCAAGCCATCTCCGACTGAGCTGCATTCGGCTCTCTTTTTTGAAACCGCCGTATGCTCCTGTCTCTCCTGTGATAATCGCATGACGCACCGTCGCGCTGTCCGGCGTTTGCCTCTGCAGCAGGGATATCTTCGCCGCCGTCTCCTTGCTGATGATCGGCCAGCCGAACTCCTTGATCACTTCGGTCTTTGTCCATGCCCGTCCGTTCTCTTTCTTTGCCGACGGCAAACTCTCGATACCCAGTGCGCGGTGAACACGTTGTATGCTCTTATCCTCCAGCGATGACACCGATATTCCCGGTACATCTATGCCGATCGAGCGCAAGAACACGTACAGCGTGATGCTGTCAAGCCCGCCAACCGCACAATACGCCTCTCCGGCGATATCCGGGTGGTTGTAGAATTCAAGCGCCCGGATGCGCGCATATTTGCGTTTAAAATCATAATCCTGCTTCTGTTTCACACGGAATTGATCGATCTTGACCTCTGGCGGCACTCCGCCCGTTGTCTGCATAGCGATTTCCCGCGCGGTCTTCCTTGGCGTGCTCATGCCTCACCCTCCAGCAAATCAAACAGCGTCGGTGCGCACTGCTGCGCCTCTGCCGCCTGCATGTAGCCCACGCCGTCGCGGAAGTAATCGAGGTTCAGCTCCGTTCCCATGCCTTTGCGTCCCATGTCCACCGCCACCTTCGGCACCGTGAACAGCCCCGCGAACGGATCAAACACCATCTCTCCCTCGTTGCTGTATCGGTTAATCAGCCGCTCCACGATGTCCAGCTGCAAGGGGCATACGTGCATCTGCGCGCGGCGCTGGCTCTGCGTGGTGTTGAGCGTGCGGATGCGGTTGATATCGTCCCATACCAGCTCTGTCCAGCTCCCCGGCGCAACCACCATGAACGTCGCCGGCAGCCTGCCGTCCGCGTCCAGATCCTTCGCCAGTTGTACATGCTCGTCGTAGCTGTACACGTTTCCCCGGCTGAATTGGCGATAGAGCGCCTGCAGCTTGCCTGTCGGTGCGCTGGCCAGTTCTTCCTTGCCCACTAGCCGGTCGCCGCTCGAGCGCCAGTATCCGTGCGCGTCAATCTGCCATTGCGCGCGGGTATACGCCTCTTTGCTCTTGACCACAGGCTCGTCCGCATATGCTTTGCTCGTATCCGTGGGCAGCTTGCGGAAAAGCAGAATGTACTCCGGGCAGCCCACGCCCATCTTGGTGCCGTCCTTGCACTGCTCTGTCCAGCCCAGCCTGTATGTCTGGTTGTTTTCGCGCACAACGTCCGTCACCACGGTAATCATGCCGAAATACTGGAACCCATGCTGCATGTAGTGCTGGATGCACATCGCGTGGAAAGGCTCCATCGTCGGCATGCCTGTGCCGGTCGCGTTGCCAAAGAGCACGCGGTCTTTGACGTGGCAGGCGAACACGCGCCCCGGTTTCAGGATCCGCAGCAGATTCGGGCTCAGATAGTCCATCTGCTCAAAGAATCGCTCCGTGTCCTCGTTATGGCCGAAATCGTTGTAGCTCGGCGTGTACTCATAGTGATTGGAGAAGGGGATGCTGGTCACAATCAGATCCACGCTGTTTTCCTGCATCTTCCCCGTCTCTTCCACGCAGTCCGCGTGAATCGCCCGGAACTGTTCGCCGCATACCTCCAGCCGCTCTACGCCCATGCTCCTCTGCATCCTTTCTGCAATCAGCCCGCTATGCAGGCCGTATTTCTTGACAATGGCCACCATCTGCCGCTGTAATTCGTCGTGCTGCGCCCACTTTTTGAGCAGCGCCTCCTTCACCTGCGCCTCGCTCTCCGTGTAGATGATGTCGATGATCACCTGCTCCGTCTGCAAAAAGCGGTATATGCGGTGTATAGCCTGTATGAAATCGTTGAACTTGTAGTCGATACCCAGGAAGATCGCCCGGTGGCAGTGCCGCTGGAAGTTGCAGCCCTGTCCGCTGATCTCCTTTTTCGTAGCCAGCAGGCGGCTTCGTCCCTCGGAGAAATCCACGATGCGGCGCTCCCGCTCTTCCATCTCCAAAGAGCCGTATACCTCAACCGCCTCGGGAATGGCGCGCTTGATCGCACGTCTCTCATCTTCAAGGTCATGCCAGAGGATGAAATGCTCTTCCGGTGCGCTTTCCACAATCTCCACCATTTTGCCAATGCGGGCGTAAAGGCTGTCCCGCTTCTCGCGCGCTTCATCCTGCAAAGATATACTTGCATCGCGAATCAGCTTGAATTGACCGTATTTGTCCGTGCCGGCGGTCGTATGATCCACCGCGATCTCATGCCAACGGATATCAAGCGGCGGCAGGTCGTACCCCTCGTCGCTGTACCCGATGTCGCTGGGCTTACTTAGCAGCAGCGCCCAGCTCGCCACCCAAAGCCAGAACTCCTGTTCCTTGTGCGGGTAGAGCGTCAAGTTGTTCGCCTTGGTGCTGTCGCGCTGAAAAAAGCGTGTCAGCGCCTGCCCGGTATCCATCACCTCAAGGAATCCCGCATAGTGAATCAGTTCCTTGAAGCGGTTGGGCGATGGCGTCGCCGTGCAAACCAGCTTGTAGCGCACGCCACGGAACTTATCAAGAAACGTCTGGTACGTCTTGCTGCCAAAGCTGCGCAGCACGCTCGCCTCATCAAGGCATGCCGCGCAAAAGCGCGCCGGATCGATGTCGCCGTCGCGCACGCGCTCATAGTTGGTCATCACGATCTCACCGGCGTCGGAAGCCGCCTCCGCCATCGTGCGCACGTAGCGCGGCGCAGGATAGCCCAGCACCTGCACGGCGTCGCGCGCAAACTCCTGCTTCACGCCCAGCGGCAGCACAATCAGCGCTTTTGCATCCTCATGGCCATTTTGGCGCTCTCTTTCCACCACCAGATGGCAGAATTCAAGCTCCTGCACCGTCTTGCCCATGCCAAAGCTCTCAAAAAGCGCCCTCCGCCCTCCACGCACGGCCCACATCACCGCATCGCGCTGGTGGGGTTTGAGCGCCGGGTTCACATCCTCCAGGGATACGTCAAAGCCGCTTGACGGGGCGATGACCACCTTGCTCCTGAGGAAATCGTCGTATGTCATTTTCTTTTCAGCTCCTCCAGCTTTTCCTCTGCGACAATCAGGCGCGTGCGCCAGGCCACAACCTGCCGGTTGACCTCCCCGCGCTTTTTCGGTGAAAGCTTTTCAAAAGCTTCCCGGTCATCAAACCGCGCCTGCCAATCCGCCAAGTGCGCTTTGCACTTCTCGATTTCCTTTTCAAGCTGTCGCTCCGGCGTATTTCTGTCCTCGTAATCTCCC